GGGGGGATGCGCTGATGCACCTTCATCGTGGTGCCTCTCTCATCTGGCCTGATTACTATACCGGTGATGCCGAGGGGGGTTGGATCTTCAAACCTGGTCCACTCGCTTTGCTCTCGGGCGTGAAAGTAACCGCTGATACGGGCACGATCACTAACTCCATCATTAACGCTGCTGCTCTCGCTCGGACGTACGATTGGGACAGGGGGCGGCTTATCACGTATCTGGGCCAGTATCTCGATGGCACCACCCCGGGTAGTAAGACCGAGTATTATTACATTCAGTCTGATGACACAGCCCTTATTGCGTCCTCGAATGACAACTTAACTCGACATCGCGAAACTTTTGTGAGGGCTGTGGCTGCAGCAGGATTAAAAGGGAGTGTCTCGGTCGGTGACCGTTTCTTAATGCGGCATATCCAATCGGGAGCAGATCGGCCCGTCCCCACTCGAGTGTGGCAGAACACTATGTCTAACGAAGAGCCAGTCGCGAACCCTCTGATCTTCCTAGCCGGTCTCGCAGCTCGAACTGACGGTCTGTTCGGCTTGAAGAGCGTTGACGCCTTTGGTACGGGTAATCACCAGTCCATTTCAGTAGCTGAAGCTCGTGTTACTCACGCCGTTCTCAGGACTCTCCGTCGGCGGCTAGCGGAAGCCCTCCGTTCTGTCAGCGTTGCTGTCCAGTTCATTGACGAGCTATTGGAGGGTATGCCTCCTATTCCTCCTTCTACTGCCCCTGATGCTACAGTTATGGGAAAGCGTTCTCAGATCGCCCGCCTATCCCGGTTGCGTGACAATATTAACAAAGAGGTTGCCCGCACTACCATGACAGACGCCTCAGTCGCCGAGTGGGTCAAAGCTCTTTGGCGCGATAGACATGCTCCCAGTTCGCAGCAGCTTCTCGATGATTTAGCTGTTGACATTCCCGGAGTAAAGGAACTTCTCTCCGATATGGTCAGTAAGGAGAAAGCATATTTCGAACGGGCGTCTGCGACTCTTGGAGTCCGATCGCCGCTCGACGTCATTCTCTGAGTCTGGTCTTCTAGGTGAACCATATCCACTAGACGTTTTTCCGTGGCACATAAACTTTTCGTTCAATCTTTAAACAAGTAACATGAAACATCAATTCACAAGTGGTCGTTTTACGTTCATCCGGACTATGCGCGCCCACTTCACTCATTACCTCGGTCTATACCAAATCGCACTAGTGTTATGCCTCTGCGCGTTGCTGGCGTTGGCACTCAGCTTGACCCAGAGATCAGCGATCACACGCGTTACCTTATTAGTTGCAGGAACGGGCTTTATCGTTCTCCTCGCATCGCGGGGGCTTCGCGATGCGACGCTTCGCGTAATGCGCGGCATGGCAGAGAGGGTAAGGCGTTCTCCCTCTGGTCGAAGTTCGATTGCGCATCAGGCCGGCGCCATCGGCGGCGATTCGGCTCTAGAAGCGTGGGATAAACTCGTGACGTATCTCCACTCTCACGTGGCTCATGATTCTTCGATCAAGAAGCGGTTAGCTTTTGCGAGACAGCGATTAATCCGTCATGCGTCACCGGGCGATAGCACATCGTTTGCTGAGATAGCCCTTTACTTTCGAAATCTTCCTCGCAAGAAGCAGACGAAAGCCGTCATGGAGTGGGTAAAGACCGCTCTACCCCCCGCAGACGCCCTCTGGTCCTTCGATACTCCCGTTCCTCTGCTCTTTATGCAGTGGGATAAGCTCTACTGGAAGGGCGTCAACGTGGCACGCACCATGCCTGATGTAATCTGGTGGCAACCGTTCGATAGGACCGTAAAAACTCATCGTGTCCTCTGGGACGCCGCCATCGCTCTTCACCAAGCAAATTCTTCTGATGTGAAACGGAAAAACTCTGCCTCATCTGTTACTTTCGGTGAATGGCGAGTTAGCGATGATCAGTGCGTCATGCAGATCACTAAGAAGACAAACTCTGAAACAGTTAACTATGAATAAACCTACCACACTTCTCGCTCTCATAGGCGGAACTTGCATCGGTATCGCCGCTGCTATCGTTGATAGCCACGCGACGGGAACACTTGTACTTGTTGCGAATGTCTTACAAGCTGTCGGAGCGCTCCTTCTCGTGTTAGGGGGACGCGGGACAAAGTCGCCTCCATCCCCT